TCACGCAATTTTCACCAAATCAGAAAATCCACCTTGTGCCATATTTGTGCCATTTCCCGCCAGAAATGAGTCAATTTGCATGGCATGCTGGGTAAGGTGATTCGGTGCCAGGTGAGCATAACGCTGTACCATTTCGATGCTCTCCCATCCCCCCATTTCCTGAAGCGCTGAAAGCGGAACGCCGGACTGAACGAGCCAACTCGCCCAGGTGTGCCGCAGATCGTGAAAACGGAAGTTCTCTATTCCAGCCCGTCTTAACGCAGCGCGCCATGCCGTGTTAGCATCAACCCTCATTTTCCTGACTTCCTTTGTCCTGGTCCCGTCAGGCCTGACTGACGATTCCGTGTGAACAAACACCCAACGGTTGTGTTTACCAACCTGATCCCGTAACACCTTGCAGGCCGATTCATTCAGGGCGACCCCAATCGCCCGTCCTGCTTTCGCATCTTCCGGGTGTATCCATGCCACTTTCCTCTGCATATCAATTTGCGACCATTCCAGATCAGTAATGTTCGACCGCCGCAATCCTGTAGCCAGGGCAAAAATCACTACTGGCCGGAAGTGATCCGGTAGCTCCCGTATCAGGGCGTTGGCTTCCTCCTTTGTTAACCAGCGAATGCGCTTATTCTTTGGCACCGGGCATTTAATATTGGGTGCCTTTGCAATCCAGCGCCATTCGTTGGCCGCGCATCGCAACAGGGCACGAATAAAAGCAAGGTGCGTTGCTCTGGTGGCGATCGATGCTGGCTTATCTTTAAACTCAGGTACTGGCTTACCTGATCGCAGGCAGCTATCGCGCCTGGCTTCCCAGTTCAGCCTGTGTTTTCTGTTCACCATCCCGCTAACTGCCGACAGGATGCGGTCCTCCGTGATTGCAGAAAGGTCCATGCCTTTAAAATGCATTAGCCAGAAACCTATCCGGCTTTTGTCATCGTCCAGGCTTTTTTTGTGCTGCTTTTCATTAAGCCACCGGACACAAGCCTCCTCGAACGTGCGCGGCTTATACTCCCCCATTTTGTCGACGCGCCAGGCCTCCGCCTTTAGCTGGTCATGGAGTTCCTGTGCTTGCCTTTTGTCCGCTGTCCCAAGAGAGCGTCTAATTCGGCTCCCACCAGGCGTAACGAAGTCGCAGTGCCACGTACCGGCACGCAGTTTGATTGACATGCTTTATCCTCCTGCACATCAACCGCATTCACCGGCTGATTGTGGATCGGGTTCTTAACTGCCGCAATACAGTCTGACTTGCAGATGAGGTATGGGCTTTTTTTCTTATGTGGATTTTTTCGAGTGGCAGCAAGGCGACCGGACTTTATCCACTGTGCAATCGTGCCTTTATCCACTTTGAGGAAGGCAGCGGCTTCATCTCTGGTGAATACTTCTTCTTCCATTGATGCTCTCCACTGGCCCCTGCCGGGGCCGTTGATATTCGATTTCAGTGACCACGGCGCCAGGCGAAAGGGATGGCATCCGGCAAAATCCACAGGTGGCGCATATTGGCAACGTTCACCACATCGCGCTCGGCGGGGTAAATCTCGACCGCATCCCGGTCTGCATAACCCACAGCATTTTTGATTTCCTGCAATGCATCCCAGGTGATGCCATCCTTCCAGCGCCCGTTCATCCCCATACCGGTTGTGTTAACGGACAGGCGGACCACGCCTTCCTCTTCCCTGAATTCCTGCACCAGAAAATATGAGTTGGCCCATACATGGGTGCGTTTTGGGTCGTGGAGCTTTTTCGGCCACTGCGATTCCGGCACCTCTTTTAAAACCCCAATAAGTTTTGCTGACATAAAGCCCCCCTCGACACCATATAAGCCCGAATGAATGCCGCAGCCGCCTGTGCGTTTATGGCATTGCCGTAGCCCTTCAGCCTGCCGACGCGGTTGCTGCTTGCCACTCTTGCCACCCCGGACTCGACTCGTCCCAGGCGTGCGGCAGCCCCATCAACCAGCGGGAATGTGCCGGGTTCAACTGGACGCCATTTGCCATCTCGACATAAGATCCAGTCTGCATCTCGCCAAAAACCGTTAACCTCAAGGGGCCGCACAGACTCGCTGCCATGGAGAACGGCATCCCGCCCTGTGCGTAACGGTTCGATCGGACGGTAGCCTCCGTTGTAGGAGTGGGCCATCCCGTCATGAACGCCTGCCGTGGTAACTGATCCAGCCTGTCCTTTCCTTCCCGCTGCGCAGCCATCCCCGCCGAATCCTTCCAGGCGCGTGACGTTGGTGTTACCCAGCCCGCAAGCCTCGAGGCCCCGCCCAACGTAGATCCCCGTTTTGGCGCATTTGCGGCCGCCGCATGACCCGCAACCTGATTGTTGTCGATCGTTGTTGGAGTCGGCCAACTCGCCAGGGTTGCCGCCGTCTGAATATTCATCCCTCCCATTCGACCGGAGGTCCCGGCGCCGGTCGTCGATTTCGCTGTTGGCGTGGGCCGCCCAGTAGGCCCGCTCTCTGATGTGCGGCGCACCGACACCCGATGACGCAAACGGCACAAGCCCAAAGGCGTAGTCCACTCCTTCCAGGTCTGTTTGTACAAGGTCGAACCATGCGCTTGCGTTACCCGCTGCAACCTGTTCGCCAAAGACATGCTGAGGTCGGCACTCTCTGATGAGGTGGAAGAAAGCGGGCCATAAGTGCCGCTCGTCAGCAAACCCATCTCCTTTGCCTGCCGCGCTGAAAGGCTGGCACGGGCAGGAGCCGGTCCAGACCGGTTTATCGTCAGTCCATCCGGCAAGGCGGAGGGAATGCGACCACACGCCGATCCCGGCGAAAAAGTGGCACTGGGTAAATCCGCGTAAGTCGTCAGGTGTGACATCTTCAATACTCCGTTCATCAACTTCACCCGGCGCGATGTGACCGCCGGCGATTAAATTTCGCAGCCACTGTGCGGCGAATGGGTCGATTTCGTTGTAGTAAGTAGCCATTACGATTCCACCCCGTAACGCCCATTCATGCGCCCAATGACGCTGATAAACTCGACCAGCCCCACGCCCAGCGGCGCTATCTTCTGGTGATGCTTTTTGAGGATCGGCTTAACCACGGTGTCCCATTTTGGTTTCGGCCTGGCGCTCATCGCCTTGCGTACCTCTTCGGTGCATTTGCGGGCCTGAGCGCGTACTGCGTTTTCCTGTTCTGACGTCATGCTGCTTTCACCTCTCTGCTCACAGTTCCCGGGATCAACTGCACCGCCGACGACTCGCACTGGTTTCCCCAGGTGTCGAAGCCATGCGACGACTGGCGCGCGAAAAGTTCAATTCGCGGTACGTCGCCAAGCAGTTGCACCAGTTTCTCGCGAACGCAATCCGGCTTCTGCGAATGAGCAAGGCGCGGCGCGGTGAATGACTGAATGATCCCGGCATTGAGGCGCGGCGGAAGGTTACCTTTAACTGCAAACAGACAATCTTCGCTGTTTGCCCGGGTCATGTGGCCCATGCCCATAACGAGTTTGTCGGCCTGGCGGCTGCCGCACTTATTCCAGGTAAAGCCTTTCATGGTCATCAGGCGGAAGCCCCACGCTTCGACAACCCTCAGAGCCTCAACGGGCTGAGTCGGCACCCACCACATCGCCAGCAGGCAACTTTCGTCGGCAAGTTCCCACACCGGCAGACGGCAGATATCGAGCACGCTCATAACCGGGTATTTGAAGCCAGCGCCGCGCTCGCCATCAGCGGCTTTATCGCGGTATGTCCACGGCGGGTCGGCGTAAATCAGGGTGTATTTACCAGTCATGCTGCAACCACCTTAAATCTCACGCCGGAGATCTCATTGTTCATTACCTCGGCGCAGCGCTGGGCCTTTAGTGGGTTACCAGTTACCGCACCGTTAGGCATCAGCCAACCGCGCTTTTGCACTGAGTAAATCAGCGTTACCGCGCCAACAGATATGTTGTCGTGAGGTGTTTTCATTTCCATTGCTCCCCGAAACTGAAGCCAATCTCCGCCAGCGCCTCGTCCATCTTTTCGATAAACTCGGGCACCATCTCGTTAAATTCGGACATGTACTTTTCATCGCGCTCAACCACGACGTAGTGCATGCCTTCCCGCTTCATACGCGGATCGTAGTTAGCAAAGAACCAGGCATTCTTTCCCGTAACCCACATGCTGTACTGCACCTGCGCCATGTATGCCGACTTGATGGCATCAAACCCGCCCAGGCGGAACTTCATGAAGTCGCGGGACGTAAAAGGACATTTCAGTTCCAGGCCAAAATCATTACTGCACAGTCCATCCGGTGAGCAGGCAGTGCGTAACGTTTCGTCCCGATAGAGGATTGGGGCTTCAGTTACCTCTACCGACGCCGTGAACTCAAACAGGGCGCGGGCATCGCCTTCGAACTGTTTACCCCACGCCAGCGCTTTGGCGTTCACTTCCGGCGCTACGCCTGTGCATACTTCTGCAAGCAGGGTGTGAAAGTAGGACATCTTCATGTCAGTCCACTTAGTACCTGAGCGCGGTTTGCTGATCACGTTGTGTACCTCGGAGGCAGTGATCACACCGAGACGCAGGCGGAGCCATGCTTCATCGCCCTGCTGGATAGACCCGACATCAATGCCGGTCTTTGCCAGAATGATTTCACTATTCATGCGGCCGCCTTTTGTTTGAGGAAGCCAAGAGCTTTAACCGCTTCTTCCTGAGTCAATTCGGATGACTCGCGAATTTCTCGGCGGAAGATACGGGAACAAAGCGGCAATAAATCTTTTTCCCATGTCTTATCCAGAGTGATTAGCAGGTCGTTAATTTCCAACATGGTTTCATCTGAGGCTGGCGTTATATCTCGCGTTACGTTGCTTCCAACTGAATAATCAGTGGACTCAACGATGCGTTCAGCCTCGTCTTTGTCATATATGCCTGCGAAACCAAAAGCCAGGCGCGCGCACTGGATCATCGCTTTATGGCGTAACATCCTTTTTGGGTGTGACTGCCACGGACCGTTAATTTCCCGACCGTCACGCGTCTTTATGGGCTCGCGGCGGCATTCATCCATCCATTCTGTAACGCAGATTGGGTGACCACGGTCTTTACGATAAATCTTGCAGGTGCAGGACTCGGCATCTTGTTGGAAATCCATGCCGTCAAACTGCGGGTTTTCATTGATGATTCGAGACCAACCGTCAACACCTACAACGGGAACAATCCCGTTCTGTTTATCCGGGAAGGCGTAAATCTCTTTTGTCCACGGATTCAGCCCATACTGGTTAGCTACGATTAGCAGGGCAGTAAACTGCGCATCGGTGGCATCACCCTTGAATGCGGTGGCGCGCAAAGTGGCAATCAACTCTGTCCCCTGATCCATGCCAAGGCGCTGCGCCAGAGTGTTAGCCAACGTTGTTAAGGATGTAGAGCTCATGCGTTGCTCCTTAATGCTTCGTTGATATCAACCTGCTTAGCCGCCAGTTCCTCGGCTGCATAGCGCAGAAATTCATTGGCCTTTTCCTGGAATGAATCGTCATTCAACAGTTCGGTGATCGCCTTGTTGTCGGCGCTGGAGCCAGCGAACATTTCGCGGAAATAGCTAAAACGGAATTTAGCTTCGAACGCGTCAGCCAGTTCGGACTCGTCTTCTTCGCGAGCAACCTGGGCGTAGTGGTTAACCCAGGCTGCACCCTCAATTCGGTCATGCGTGAGATATGCAGCCATAAGAACCTCAGTACTTAATTGAGATGTTGCGGACGTTGCCTGTGACGATCGCTTTGATGCACAACTCGGCGATGTCGTCCGGGATGCCCTGGGCAATAAGATCGGCTTTAGCCTGGAGATTGATAACGCGGCGATGCTCTTTGTCTGCTGCGCGCTTAGCTTCTTCGTCAGCGATGCGTTTAGCTTCCGCCTGACGAGCCGCTTCCGCTTCTTCCTGACGACGGCGCTCGGCGGCAATGGCTTCCTGCTTATCGCGTTCTGCCCGCTCCGCTGCTTCTTTCTTTTCGCGCTCAGCGCGCTGCTGGGTTTCAATGCGTTCACGCTCTGCACGTTCGGCTGCGGCCTTCAGTTCCGCTTCACGGCGGGCAGCTTCTTCGCGATCACGTTGGGCTGCCGCTTCGGCGTCGCGTCGCGCCTGTTCTGCTGCCTGGCGTTTCAATTCTTCTTCGTGAGCAATGCGCTTACGCTCGGCTTCGGCGCGCGCTTCTTCGCGCTCCCTGTCGTGCTTTTCGTTCATCATCAGCGCCATTTCATGATCTGATTCGATGCGAGCCGCAAACTGGCGGTCGAAGTCAGCATTTATTTCCAGTGCTTCTTCGTGCCAAGCGTTCATCTGGTTTTCGGCGGCGATACGCTCCTGCTCTGCTTCCCACTCGGTAAGCGGGCGGCGCACTTCATCACGCAACTCGTCGCATGCAGTCACGAAACGGCGTAGCTCTGCTTCTGCGGGCTTCACGGCTTCTTTCAGGTGGCGCAGATAATCACGACCAGGTTTCTCGATCGCCGTCTTGCTGCGGGATACCAGAGCGGAAAGTGATGCGACGCGGGCGCGGCCTTTCGCAGTGGACAGGTCCGGCACTTCGTTAACTTCAGCGCGGATTTGATCAAGGAACTTTTCCAGGCCATTCGGCACATAAAGCACTGGCGCCTGCTCCGGTTTAATTTCGATAACTGATAATTCCGTCATAGCCATCTCCCATATTTGGTTTGTGGACATCCCGGCAATGTGTGATCTGCCAGTGTCGGTAATTTGGTTTTGCCCGAAGTGGGGCGTTAGAACTTCGCTACCTGTTCAGCCGGGATTTCTCCGTTACGGACAATCCCTTCAACCGGCCAGCACTCGCCAGCCACCTGCTGCTCGGTCGCAGCTGCTTCACATAACTGCTGGCTTTCGTATACGCCCAGCACCATGTCCTGATATTCACCGCTGGTTGTCGCTACGGTCAGGACTAAAGCGAATAAGGTTCCCATCAATGAAGAGTCCTCCCGGATGCCTGGCGGTACTGTTCAACCGCCTCTTTCCACATGCGCTCATCTTCCAGGAACAGGGCAATAACGATTTTGTTCTGGGCGGCGCGGACCTTGTTAAGGTCCAACACCTGCGATTCGACTACATGGCCCAGGCCAGCGATGATCATCTGCTCGCGATTCAGGACGACTGATTCACGCGGGCGCTCCACTGACGTCAGGCGCCACAAACTACCGTTAGCCATAGGGACAGCTTTGTACTGCTTGTTGTTGTGGGTAACTTCCATCTCATCCTCTGCCGTTATCGCCCGGCTGGCGGAACGTTGCTGATTACTCCGCGCATTGAATGGTCTTCGTCGGTGGCGCCAGACGCTGATCTTCTGGTTGCCGTCGGCGCGGCTGCAGATTCACCACCACGAAGACCACTGTTTGCTGATGGACTAAAGATAACTATAGTTATGAGTAAGTGCAATAACCTAATTTATAAAATGCATCACAAAAGTTATAGTATATTGATAACTAAATGAATTTATTTTTGTAAATCGTGCGTGATATGCTCAAAAAAACATCAAGGGGGTGAGTGTGGAAAACGAAAAAGCAGAATTAATATTGAATGCGATAGGAGAGGCGGTGGTTGATCTTGTTGCTATGCAGGTTCCCATAACAAAAGACAACCTGGTTGACCGACTGGAACATAACCGCAAGGCAACAGGTAATGTGATAGGTAAGGGAGCGTACAGAGATGCGGCTGACCTGGTGAGAAAAGGCCAATAAAAAACCCGGCGGATACCGGGTTTCTAATCAGTAATCAAGAACTGACCACCAGAAGACGCGGCCAATCACTTCTATTTTGCTGAGGGGTTTTTCTTCTGGCGGATGCTCTATTGAGTTATAGCTCCTGATGCTTACGGTTTCCGGGCCAGTCCGGTAAAGCAGCTTGATTCGTTTCCAGCCATCTTCGCTAATTGCATACATCTTTCCGTCGACAATTTTTTTATCTTCGGTGTTAACTGCGACAGTTGTTCCGTCAGGGATATTGGGCTCCATGCTGTTCCCGCGAGCAGGAAAACAAATAATGCCGTGTCCGTCTGTGCTGGCGCCAATCCGGCGCAAAGTGGATTTTGAGAATCTCAACTTATACCCGTTATAGTCTTCGTCGCCTGTGCGGCCATCGCCGCATGCGAACTCTATGTCCTTGAAAAACGGTACTTCTACTTCATCGCTGTTCAGTGGGGTGTGATCATCCCACGTCTCAACTGTATTCCATTCAGATTCCGGAGGTACAGAGGATTCTTTCTGATCTCCGTCACGCATTGAACCATTCCCGGAGCTAAGCCATTCAGGGCGCACATTGAGGGCGTGAGCAAGCTCAACCATTTTTCGGCTGCCGCTTGTTTTACCGGAAGTCATTTTCTGTATGGCCGGTTGTGAGATGCCAACCTTTTCGGCCAGTTGTCCCTGAGATATCCCGGCGGCACTCATTGCCGCGTTTAGTCGTTCTGCGAATGTTTTCATATCGTCATTATATAACTCAGGTTATGCGGAGTAAAATAACAAAGGTTATGGACAATCATCATAACTTGAGTTATCTTTCCATTAATCCAGTAATCGGATAGGTAAAATCCATGAACAAAGTTATTCAGCGTGCTTTAAAAATCGTTGGCAGTCAGAAGCGCCTCGCCGAAATCTGCGGCGTTAGTCAGCCTGCGGTTCACAAGTGGCTCAATGGCGGTTCCGTTTCTCCTGAGAAGGTGACAGCCATTGTCAACGCCACTGGTGGTGAGATTAAGGCCCACGAAATTCGCCCCGATCTCCCCGATTTATTTCCACACCCAAATAACCACGCCGCCTAACCCGGCGGCACAACACAACGAGGACTTTCGCAGATGGAGAACGGAATAGCCCGCAAGTTAGAACCACCGGTTCTCAACCCGCTTGAAATTGAAAGCATCCTGCTCAACCGGCTTTCGTCGGTAGGCCAGAAGATTTACGCCGATCGTATCGGTATCAGCGAATCGACAGCCAGCAGACGTAAAGGCGAGGGGCATTTCGCCGCAATAGCCAAAGAGCTGGCCATCCTGGAATTGCAGGTGGTACCGCCGGAGGCAGTGGTGGTGTCACGTGATTACCTGAAATCGGTAGAGACGCTGGCCGACATTGGTTTGCGCGCCGAGAGATGCAGGCCTGGCCCGCTGGGATGGGACTGAATGGTTATCACAGAAAAGGCGAAAGCCGCGGTGTTCGAGCACCAACGGCTTTCAGTGCGAATTAACTGGATCAATTCACAGGAATAATTATGACAACACTTTCCCAGTTGTACAACCAGAAGGAAAAGAACGGGTCTGACACCACGACGCGCAAGACGTTTCTGGTGCCGTTAGCTGAGTTGTACGTGGAGCCTGGCTTTAACGTGCGTGAAATCGACCAGGAACATGTGATCGAGTTTCGCGATGCGTTTATCGCAGGCGAACTAATCCCGCCCCTGGCTGTTCAGGTTACTGAGCAGGGCGTCAGGATTGTTGACGGGCATCACCGCTATTACGGCGCGCTGGCCGCTCAGCAATCCGGAACCGAAATCCCTCGCCTTGAGTGCAAAGACTTCATTGGTACTGAAGCCGATCGTATCGCGTTCATGGTCACGAGTAGCCAGGGAAAACCCCTGACGGCACTTGAACGTGCAGCAGCCTACCAGCGCCTGATTAATCAGGGATGGGAGCCAGCTGAGATTGCGAAAAAGGTTAAACGGTCTCTTTCTGACGTGGATCACCACCTGCAACTTCTGACCTGTGGTGATGGGCTGATCGAGATGGTTCGCGCCGGAGAAGTATCGCCGACTACCGCCGTCGCTTTATCACGCGAGCATGGTGCTCAGGCGGCATCTGTAGCCGTTCGCCAGATGGATAAGGTTAAGGCTTCAGGTAAGTCAAAACTAACCCGTAGTGCCGCGTTACCGCAGTTCAGCGCCCTAAAAGCCCGCCAGTTTATCCAGCTCATTTCCGATCATGACGGTATCGACCTGCCGGAAGAGGCCCGCGCCATTCTTGAAGATTACCGCGCATTTCTGAAAGACGCTGGCTGGGAGAGTGAGTCATGAACACCGCAGAAATTCTTAAGTTCCCCGGCAACCCGCCGGACCAATTCAGGAGCAACAGGATGGACAACCAGAAATCTGGTTACATCCCGTTGTACCGGAGCATCCTCAAGCAGCCCTGGGCGAAGGATGTTTATCTTCGCACCCTTTGGGAAAACCTGCTTCTTGGTGCCGCCAGAAAGCCGTTTACAGCCTCGTTTAAGGGTCATGAGTGGCATCTGCAACCCGGTCAACTGGTTGTGACTGCGGCTGATTTAGGCCTTCAGCTTTGCGACCGAAAAGGGAATCCGGCGAGTCGCGATCAGGTAGAGCGCATGCTTCAGGTTTTTGTCCGTGAAGAGATGATTTCTATCGATGGTGAGAAGCAAAAAGGTCGTGTGATAACCATCACAAATTATGCCGAATATGCTCAAAAAATGGACAATTTACCCGCACATGGAGCCGCACATGAGGGCGCACATGGAGCCGCACATGACGAAGCCAGTAACGGCGCGGGGTTGAAGGTGGTAGCCGCACATGATGGCGCACATGGAGCCGCACAAACAACCGCACAACATGAACAAGAAGGTAATAACAAGAATAAAAACATTAAAAGATCTACGTTTCGGAATTCTGTCGAATCCCGTAACGACGCCACTGAAAAATTTCTCTCTCGTCACCCTGAAGCTGCTGACGGAATTTACACCCCGTCAGGGAAGTCATGGGGTACCGCTGACGACCTGAAAGCAGCTCGCTGGATTTATTCACAACTGCTGACGGTCAACGCCAGCCTGTCCGAACCGAAGTGGGCTGAATGGGCCAACACAATCCGCCTGATGCGCGTGCAGGACCACCGCACGCATTACGAAATCTGCGACCTGCTGAAATGGGCGAGCAAAGACGATTTCTGGGGCGAGAACATCATGAGCCCGTCCGGCCTTCGCAAGCAGTGGGATCGCCTGACTGCCAAGCGTTCCCGCAAGGGAAGTGTCGCTAAGACAGGCGCTGCTGAGCTGAATTTCGACAACACCGACTGGGTGGAGGGTCTGCTGCCATGAAAAATATTGGTACTGAGATGCGCAATCTTGATCGCCAGGAAATGCGTCGCATTGCGCTGGGTATGCCGGACCAGGGGTCTGCGTCACGCCAGGAGCATGCCGCCGAGGTATTCAACGCATTGTTTCGCCAGCTGCGCGCCGCGTTCCCGGCCAGCATGTCCGTTTTTAAAACCCAGGCGGATATCGACGAATTCCGTCGCCAGTGGCTGCTGGCTTTTGCGGAAAACGGGATCACCAGTCTTGCCCAGGTTGACGCCGGTATGCGCATTGCCCGCCAGCAGGAAAAACCGTTTTTGCCGTCTCCGGGTCAGTTTGTCGCCTGGTGCCGCGAAGGCGCATGCAGTTTTGGGATCACTGGCGATGACGTGCTGAAAGAATACTGGCAATGGCGCAAAGACGTTTTCCGCTACGCATGCAGCGAGGAATTCCCGTGGTCACAGCCTGTCATGTATCACATTTGCCTGGAACTGCGGCGCCGCAGCACCGACGGGCAACTGAGCGAAAAAGAACTGGCGCGTGAAGCGCACGACCAACTGGCTATGTGGGAAAAGCGCAAAGGTGAGGGCAAACCTGTTCCTCCGATTCGCCGCGCTATCGCTGCACCCAAGACCCAGCAGGGACCGACTCCTGCCGAAATCCTGATGGCCGAATACCAGCGCCGTAAAGCTAACGGGAGGATTCTGTGATGACAGACCGTAACAAGCAACTGGTTAGCCAGTATGTCGCATCCCATGACCGCAGCCGCGTAGCTGACATTGTTCGCGACCTGAGCATCAGTCGGAATCTGGCAAAGCAACTGCTGAATGAACTGGTATCCAGCGGTAAGGCCTACTGCAAACCGAAATTCGGCTATTTCCGCAACCAGACCGCTTACCTGACATGGTTCGAAAAAACCAGACAGGAGCGCAGCGAAAAGGCCTCCATAGCGAGTAAGGCTCACTGTGATAGCGGGGTAAACATCATATTCGAACAGTGTCGCAGCAGCGACGCAATGCAACGGGTTTTAGCGTTTTACGGGAGAGTGCGGGCATGACTACTAAATCAAAACAACTGGTACGCGCCGGTCATGAACTGGCGTCTGAGTTAAAAGCCGACTGCGGCGCGGTAGACATGCGTAGCGTGGCTAATTTGCTGACCGAGCTTGCATCTGCGCTGGACGTGCAGAGTGCGCGTAGTGATGCGCTAGAGACGCAATTGAACGAGATGGCTGCGGAGAATGCGGAGTTAAAACGCGCTAATGCAGTTGCTCTAAATATTCTCAATGACGAAGACACGCGAATCACTTCGTTATGGGCATCAAGCGTTCATAAGGTGGTTTCAGAAACCCCGACCACTGACGCATTTCTGGCTGAAGTGCGGGCACGCGCGGTAGATGAGGCTTGCCTGAAAATTAGCAACGCCATAGTTAATTGCTATCAAGACGAACAAGTTGGGCTTGATGCAGCAGCAACAATCTGTGTCGACTTCGCCGCCCAACTGCGCGGTAACAGCAATGGAGGTGCGTTGTGAAATTGACCAAAACTCAGCGCGCAGAATTGCGCATGAAATTTGGTGGCCGCTGCGCCTATTGCGGTTGCGAGCTTGGCGATAAATGGCATGCAGACCATGTAAAACCGGTTCTTCGACACATGAACGGCAACGGTATGATTTATGCGGATCTAGACACTCAGGAAAATCTTGTTCCCGCATGCCACCCATGCAATCTGCATAAGCATTGCAGCAGCCTGGAAGACTATCGCCGAATTATTGATGACGGTCGCCGTGAGTTTCTTCGGTCAGGAAAAGGTAAAGCCCTGGTGCGCATGGGTTTGGTTGAGATGAAAGCAGACCCTATCGTTTTCTGGTTCGAAAAATATCAGTCCGAGGAGCACGCAGCATGAACACAACCGAACTAACGCAGAGAGAGAAATTCGAGTCGTGGTTTAAGGCTTCATTTCATCCAGACAAAACCGGGCCATACATCAAAGACCAATTGTTTTTCGCATGGAAAGCAGCTAGCGATGAGCTGACAGATGTGCTGGAGAGTGCACAACGGAAAATCGCAGAGCTGAATGGGCGGGAGGTGCGCGAGGAGGGAAATCAATTCCTCATCGTTCGCCACCCCGGAAAAGCTCCAGCAATCAAGCACTGCGCAGGCAACCTCGAGGGATTTTTGCGCCAACTACTTGAGCATGAACCTATGGCAACCATTGACATCGTTACTCATCGTTATTACGGAATTGGTGGTCAATGGGTTCAGGATGCGGACGAATATCTGCACATGATGGATGCCGAGCGTAAATCCAAAGAAGTGAAGGGGGAGTGAGGATGACTGTAGCTCTAGTAGATAAACGTCGTAGCGGGCAACGCATTCCCGGACTCGGCATGTCAAATGTGACGTGGTTTGCGGTGCTGGATATTCCTGGCATGGAAAAACTTGTTAACCAGCAGCATACCAATGACCCGCTCGATGTGACGCCAGCCAAAGCGAAAAAGATGGCTGACATTATTGAAACATGGACACCACCTGAAGGATGGTCTGGCGACATGGCTGAAAAGATGCAGGCGTATATCGTCGAATTTCTCCGCAAATGCAACGGATTCAGGAGTTACTAACCATGACAATCAACGAACTCGTATCAGATGAGTTAATGAGCCTCGACGCGGCTATTATTCATGCCGATGAGCGAGCGGCATCATCATCATGTGCGTGTGCTGCACAGCACGCTCAGCTGGCGTCCTGGCTGCGCGAGCTACAGCAGTACCGCGCCGCCGCTGAGCCTGTGGCGTGGGTAATGAAGGATGACCTGGCAGATACTGACATCATATCCACGCCTGCATACCTGTCATTTTCGGATGCCGTGACAAAAACGGTAGGAAAATTAATCCCGCTTTACGCAGCCCCGCAAGTTACGAGCGTGCCGGATGTGGGAACTGCGCATAGCAGCATAATTGCAGAGCAGTTGGCGCATGTTCTTTCCGGCATGGATGTTACCGATCATCAGCGAGCCATAATCAACTGCGCCGTTGATCGGCTGAATAAAAACGCAGAGGAGATTCAGCAAAAGACCGCAGCGCCAGCAGTACAGGCAGAGCAGTTGTCCGGCAATACCGAACAGGTAAGCCAGCCTTACACGTTGCCATCCGATGTGCGTAACGCGCTGGTTCTCGCTTTACAGGCCATGGAGTTTATGGGGGACACACTGAACAATCTGGACGCGGTATGCACCGAAGATGTTGAGCATGTTACCCCTGCATTTGAGGCTGTTCGTGCTGTGCTGGCTGGCAACTCTCCGGCAATCCCGGATTGCTGGATACCGGCCAGCGAGCGGATGCCGGAACCAAAAAGCGAGCGGAGGGTTTGTGTTTATACCCCGACACCGCATGAAGATATGCGTTACAGATTCGTACCGGCGTCACTCTTTAAGAGGGTTTGTAGTAGCGCAACGCACTGGTACTACATGGAGCCGCCAGCCGCACCGAAGCAGGATTTTCGGGAAATCCCGAATTCGTCAACCAACAATTGTCGGGAAAACGCGGAAACGTCAACCAAATGCTGGTGTCACACCTGCCGCCCGGTAACGATGACCGATATGCGATTCGTTGTATGTCCTGAATGTGGTAACAAGCGCTGCCCTCATGCCAATGACCACAGGAATGTTTGCACTGGTAGTAATGAGCCGGGACAGGAAAGCAGCGCTTATCCAGCAGCACCCCAGCAGGAGGCGGAATAATGCCATCAGGAATGCGTCAACATCGCGCAATGGTAATGGTTATTTTACTTAATCGACGTCGCAAGGCCGGGCGGTGAGTGATGCCTGAATCAGCAACGAACAGAGCCTCGCATTAGCGGGGCTTTTTTTATTCTTTAGGTTTGAAACCACCAAATCCCTGTGCATAATAACAGTGTCAGCCTGAACAACTGACGCTGATTATCCGCGCTATGGAGAACACCATGGCGCAGCTACACCTCATCAAGCAATCCTCTGGCGTCCTGATCCCCGCATCTGTGGAGACCAGCGACTTTTTGCATTCGAAATGCAAGCTCGGAACCGTACTGGTTGCCGATTTCAAAAAAGTGCGCAACCCGGCATTTCACCGCCGATTCTTCGCACTACTCAATCTGGGCTTCGATTACTGGGAACCTACCGGCGGCGCTATTTCATCAAACGAACGCAAGCTGGTGACTGGTTACGCCCGTTATCTCTCATCGTTTGGCGGTAGCGAGGCCGCGTTGATGGATGCGGCAGAACAGTATCTCGATCGCATCGCTGACAAGCGCTCTGGCAGCATCAGTATCTGCAAATCATTCGATGCCTATCGTGCATGGGTGATTGTCGAAGCGGGCCACTACGACGCTATCCAGTTGCCTGACGGCACTCTGCGTAAGCACCCCCGCAGCATCTCTTTTGCCAACATGGACGAGACCGAGTTCCAGCAGTTGTACCGGGCCGCTCTGGATGTTCTGTGGCGCTGGATATTGTCACGCACATTTCGCGATCAGGCGGAGGCAGAAAGTGCCGCCGCTCAGCTTATGAACTTCGCGGGGTGAACTGATGCATAGCCCACTCGCAAAAGTGATGGAGCGGTCGATCTTCCGCATCCCTTCGCGCCGTCAGCGCAAGGTGGAAATTAAGCCGTCCGACATACCCACACTCAAAGACTACACGGCCCGCCTGGTTGACCAGAAATGGCTTCGCCTTGCCGCGAGGAGGAACCATGCGTAAGCCAGCCCGCCGTAAGTGCAAAGTGTGTAATGAATGGTTTGTTCCTCAATATAACGATATTCGTATCCGCTGGTGCTGTCCCGAACATGGCGCCATCCTGGCTATGGAGCAGCGCGCCAAAGACAAGGCGAAGGAGGCGGCGAAGCGCATCAAAGCTCAGAAGGAAGCGGAGAAAGAAGGGCGTAAGCATCGGCAGGAACGCCGTATCGCGCTAAAGACTAAGTCCCAGTGGGATAAGGAAGCTCAGGCCGCTTTCAATCGCTATATCCGCATCCGTGATGAGGGTCGCCCGTGTATCAGTTGCGGCGCTCCGTTATCCGGCTCCGACAATTACATCACCGGCAGCGCGATCGACGCCAGTCATTACCGTTCGCGTGGCGCTGCGTCGCATCTGAAGTTCAACTTATTCAACGTTCACGCATCCTGCACCCGTTGTAATCGCCAGTTGAGCGGCAACGCGGTCGAGTATCGCATTCGCCTGATTGAGCGTATCGGCCCGGCGCTGGTTGAGAGGCTGGAAAGTGACAACACTTCGCGCCGTTTCGACATTCCCTATCTGCAACGCATCAAATCCATCTTCACCCGCAAAGCCCGGCAGCTTGAGAAGCGCCGCGCCCGTCAACAGGAGCACGCAGCATGAGCAAAATTCAATACCCAATGACTACCGCAGCTGTTTTTGATGACGTGGTGTATCCGATCCATTTTGATGGTGCTCACCAGATAGAGCGAGAAGTATCCGGTGCAATCAACTGGTTTTGTCGCTGGAACAATGAGGAAAAGGCCGTAGTGAAAGCGCATGTCCTTTTCAGTTGTTGGGGGCTGTACCTGACGTTTGATCAACTAATGGCGGAGTCCGCATGAGCATCGAAACCATCTACTGCATCGGCTACGTGGCTCTCATCTCCGCGCTGGCTATTGGCGACTTCCTGTATAGCCGGAGGGTAGCGAAATGAGCGCATTCACTCCCGTTGAGGCGAGAAGATTTGTAGCAAGCACCTGGTACGAAATCAGGAATCTCCCAAAGAGAGAAAGACTTCTCGCAAAAGCTCATGAGCTGGTAAGCGGGGATCGGGCAGAAATTATCGTTCAGACGGGTGACACAGAGTACAGGAAGTCAACGCGTGACTGGGGGAACCATGACCAGAAGTGAGTATGAGCGCTACCAGCGTGAATCTCTACTCCGCGCCGGGTTCATATTCCCGCGCCGTGGTGGAGACGACACAGCACAGCAGATCATCAGCAACAGTGAGCGCCGCAGGGCAAAGACGAAACAGAAGCAGGAGATGCCAGCATGAATGTTCAATATCTCGAATTCGTTCGACAGCAGCTGATTGTGGCAACCGCCGACCTGAGCGGGGCGACTAAAGGACAGCTGGTAGCCTTTGCTGAGAATGCGATGTTTCAGGCGACACCACGCAGCGCTGGCCGAAAGAAGATTAAAGACCCGGTTACCGGTCGCATGATTAATCCGTCCAATCCTCCGATCCCCGGTCAGCAGTCACGCGCTAAAGGCTCACACATTCCCCTGGTGAATCACGTAGAGTTCTGCACCGCCTCATGGCGTCGCGCGGTGCTTTCTCTCGATGAGCATCAGAAGGCATGGCTGCTCTGGAACTACAGCGAAAACACCCACTTTGAGCATCAGGTGGCGATTACCCAATGGGCATGGGCTGAATTTAAAGAACAGCTATGCGGTCGCAAGGTGGCCGGGAAAACTCTGGACCGACTGAAAGCGCTTATCTGGCTGGCGGCGCAGAACGTGAAAGCAGAACTGGCAGGGCGTGAAACTTACGAATACCAGAAGCTGGCGCAACTTGTAGGCGTAAGCAAGTCTACCTGGACGGAAACTTATGCCCCACACTGGCAGGCAATGCTACAGACTATGAAACGCCTGGATAACCATGCTTTATTGCAGGCATCGCGATCACGTTCACAACAAAAGGCAGCAAGTTTAGATGCAAGTCTTGCAAAACCGAACTGAAAGCGCTATATTTCGTGTAAATCTGATATTTTGCGATATTTGCGTAAATGCAAAAACTTTTACCCTTTCTTCTTTTCTTAATGCCTATCTCTTCAATGGGTGAAAAGCAGAATAATGTTGAACAAAGTATTGAGTCGTTTTGCTCCTATAACGCAAAACCTGAGAGTCTAGATATTTGTAAATCCTACCTGAAAATGATGATTACATTTTCACATCAGGTTGGATATGCTTCAGCAGCATGTGATATAGGCCACACAAAAGAAAGTGATTGCAAAGACATAAAAACATCAGAATCAGAGATTAACTCACTTCAGAGCAAGTGAGACGAGGAATGCAAAGCCCGAGGTTAACGCCTTGGGCTTTTTATTTGCACAACAGGTAAGAGCATTGCGACGCACTTGCGGGGCTGAATTGAAAGATTATTCAGAGACCCGGCAGACAGCAGTGATCTTTCCGTTGTGGTGAATGCGCAGGCTGATGCGTTAATCAGGTGAACGAGAGCTGTTCGAGGCTGGTAGTAGTTGGGGTAGGTCGAACAGGTGCGAAAAGCTAGCTCCAGGCGGAGCACACGCGCAGCTATAAAACGAGGCGTCCAGTCCACGCCTATCGTCACTAAGTCGGAGTTCAGTACCGGCCACCACACATTCTCATCATTAAATGAGCCGAATCACTCCCGCATTCGGCTCATGAAAGCAACTCGAAAAAGAACATCCTCTTACCCTGGCTAATGCCGGGGTTTTTATTTTCAGGCCCGGACAATCAAACCCCATCGAGCCTTTATCTGAGTGTCCGTGGCCTGAATTCAACTACGCACAGCACCCGCATAACAGCGAGGTGAGAGACATGTCCAATATGAGCAAATTAGCTTCTGGCGCTGCCTATGGCGCATCAGCCGGGACGGTGGCTAATGGCTTGCTGACCCGGCTTAGTCCTGACGAGTGGAGCGCCATTGGCGTTATCGCGGGCATTGTGGTTGCGCTGCTGACGTTTGCCATCAACTGGTATTACAAGCGGAAAACCACACTGGCGCAGATCGAAGCCCTTCGCAAGTGGCCGGTAAACGGTCCCACAATCGAGGAATGACCATGGCAATTCCATCATCACTGCGGAATAAATTGCTGGCCGCTGCGGGCGGTGGGGCAATGATTATTGCCACGGTATTTCTCGGCGGTAAGGATGGCGTTGAGGGGCGCAAGTACGAAGCCTATAAAGATGTTGCTGGCGTCTGGACGGTGTGCGATGGCCACACTGGCACCGACATCATTCGCAGCAAGCGTTATACCGACCAGGAGTGCGATCAGTTGCTGTGGAAAGACCTGCAACCCGCAAAGCGCACCGTGGACAAACTGGTAAAAGTGCCGCTGAACGAATACCAGCGGGCGGCGCTGTACAGCTTCGTGTTCAATGTTGGCTCCGACGCATTTTCCAAATCAACGCTGCTTCGCAAACTCAATAAGGGCGACCATAACGGGGCTTGCGAAGAGATGCGCCGCTGGGTTTACGCAGGCGGCATGAAATGGAAGGGATTGCAGAACCGTCGAGAGATGGAGCGATCAATGTGCCTGGCGGAGAGTAAAAATGACATCTAAAGCCTGGCTGATTATCGGCATTGAATTGCTCTTGTCCGTCCTGATTATTTACGTTCTGCTCGGTCAGATAGGTGATGCAAATAAGCGCGCTGATGATGCCGAGCAAAACCTGAAGCTGGCGAACGCCACCATAGCCGATATGACTGTGCGCCAGCGAGACAACGCGGCACTCGACGCTAAATACACAAAGGAGCTTGCCGATGCGAATGCTGAAAATGATGCTTTGCGTAAGCGTCTCGATAATGGTGGCAGGGTGCGCGTTAAAGGCAAATGTCCCGCTCAGGACTACACCACCTCCACCGGCAGCGTGGGCGATGCAGGAACCGTCGAACTCTCTGACGTTGCTGGACGAAACGTTCTCGGTATCCGATCCGGAATCATCCGCGACCAGAAAGCCCTGAGGTATTTGCAGGACTACATCAACACACAGTGCCTGAGGTAGGGACTCCATGAAATACCACTACGAAGTCCACTACACCAAATCGTGGTGGGTTCCGCTTTACCGCTGGGCCGTGCGTAGAGTCTGTAATGTATTCCCGGTAACGCCGGATGAGCGAAAGATGGAAATATTCATCCACAAATACGGTACTAAACAACTACTGGTGCACAGGCCGGGATAACCCACTCACTTATCAACTCCGAGGCTTTTATGTCAAAACGAGCTATGTCCACTGGCGGGTATCCGTTTGATGTGACGACACCTGATGATCCCGTAGTCGTTCCCGCAGCAACTACGTCAACAATCGGCGGCGTAAAGAAAATGACCAATCAGGCAAACACCGTGGCAACTGATGTCGCTGGCCTGGTAACTGACTTCAACGCATTGCTGACCAAGCTGAAAGCGGCGGGGATGATGTAATGGGGAAAGTAATCAAGCACTGGAATGTATTAATTACCACACTTGACACCTATGAAAGTGGTAAATCTCCAATGCTCATTGGGCGACAGAGCTCACCTGATGCCGTCATTGAAGATGGGTTCTTGCTTCATGAGAATCTTAATGGCGCAAAGTCTGGCATTAACTTAAACCAAGTTCTCGCGTTCAGCATTGAGCCAGTATTTGAAGAGTAAATCACATGAGCTTGATACACATCCACATGGAGAATGGTAGATACATTGCCAGAGGGTATGGGTATAGCTACGAAGCAAAGAATCCGATAGAGGCATTCATTGGCCTAAAGTTATTCAGGGCATGGCACCTAGGACTGATTCACGGCAGTAAATTTCCATTATTTAAATGGGAATGGATTGCCATAAAGTCACTGGAACTGTCTAAAAAACACTCCAAGTCATGCAAACCGAAAGAGTAAATAAATGGCAAAGCTCACCGACAAACAAGAGCTGTTTGCCCGTGAGTTCATAAAAGACCTCAACGCCACTCAGGCGGCCATAAGGGCGGGATACAGCGAGAAGACAGCCCGCGCTATTGGTTGCGAAAACTTAACAAAACCTGACATCCAGCAGCGCATCGCAGAACTTAACCAGGAGCGTCTGGAACGCGTTCAAATCGACGCAGACTATGTTCTTAGACAGGCAGTTAAACTCCATGAGCGCTGCATGCAGGAAGTCGAGCCTCTTACCGACAGACGCGGAGAAGAGCTTAAGGACGAGGAAGGCCGGACCATTTACGGATTTGATGCCAAGGGTGCCGCTGCGGCGCTGAAGTTGGTCGGCGAGCATGTCACCGTGCAGGCATTCAAGCAGCAAACAATCAATGAGCATGTGGGTAAAGACGGCAAGCCGATAGAAGTCGTGAATTACACCCCGGCTGATTACAAAGCAGCACAGGCGCAGCTTGAGGATAAACTAAACGGACTGGACTGATCCTATGAACGAAATCCTCGAATGGGATGATTTGTCATTCCCTGAGCGCGTTATCATTCGTTCCAAGTCCACCAAATCGTTTCTCAATTTTACCCGCCTGTGGTTCGAGCTTATTCAGGGTGATCGTCTTCTGGTTAACTGGCATCACCGCCTGATGGCATCGAAGATTGATGATCTGATAGCGGGGAGGCTGGTACCGGGTAATTTGATAATCAACATCCCTCCCGGCGGCACAAAGACAGAATTCTTCTCCATTCACTTTCCTGCCTACGTCAACGCACTGGTGCAGGAAGGGCGGTTAAAACGCTTCCGTAACCTGAATATCTCGTTTGCTGACACGCTAGTTAAGCGCAACTCTCGCCGTACCCGAGACATAATCGCCAGCAAGGAGTATCAGGAGTTCTGGCCTTGCTCGTTCGGCGTCAACCAGGCTGAAGAGTGGGAGATTAAAGACGATCGCGGTCGTTCAATCGGACAGACAGTATCGCGCTCCAGTAACGGGCAGATTACCGGCGGTCGTGGTGGCTACTTCGGCCCGGAGTTCTCCGGCATGGTTATGCTGGACGACTACAACAAGCCGGTCGACATGCTGAGCGAGACTAAGCGGAACAGCGCCAACACGCTGCTGGTCAACACCATCCGCTCGCGCCGTGGTGATAAGTCGAAAGACCACCCGACGCCATTCGTGAGCATTCAGCAGCGCCTGCACACCGACGACGCTACCGGCTTCATGTTATCAGGTGGCATGGGGGTCGACTTCCACCATGTCGCTATCCCGGCCATGATTGACGAAAAATACATTCAGTCGCTTCCTGAGCCGTGGCGCTCCCTGTGTTGGGACACTGTCAAAGACACTGAATCGGTCGAAGTGTCCGGTACGCGGTACTGGTCATACTGGCCGCAGATGGAAGACGTCAACGACCTTGTTGCCCTGTGGGAGCGAGACCGTTACACATTCCTTTCTCAGTACCAGCAGAACCCGATGGCGCTGACAGGTGGCATCATTGATACCGACTGGTTCCAGACTTACACCACGCTTCCTAAGCTAACTCACCGCGCCGTATACGTTGATACTAACAGCGGCAAAGTAGAGGACTGGCTGGACTACACCGTATTCACGCTGGCCGGAATGGGAGTGGATGGGAATTTATACATCATCGATGTCGTGCGAGGCCGCTGGGACCCGGAAGACCTCCTGAAGAAAGCCGAAGAGGTGTGGGAGAAGTGGCGCATGCAGGGATCACTTCGAATCATGCCAATGCGTCATATGGCAATCGAAGAGAAGCAGGCCGGGCAGGGTCTTATTACCACTCTCAGGAAGCGCAACAACATCCCGGTAAAAGAGATTCCCCGCGGTGCCGGACAGAACAAGCTGGTGCGCTGCCTCAACGTCATTCCTCAGATAAAGACTGGCAAGGTTTACGTGCCTGCAACGCATAACAGCGATGGCGCGGCAATTATGCACACGTACTACGAGGACGGGACGATAGCCGGGACAACATCATGGGTACTAACCGCCATGACTGAATGCGCGGCGTTCTCTGCTGACGACAGCCACGACAATGACGACATCCTTGATACATGGATGGATGCCATCGATGACAACCTTATTTCCGGTCGCCAGCCAATGGTCATCGACCCGAGCCAACTCAGGAGAATTTAAGTGTGGCCGTTTAAAAAGAAACAAGTCGCCGCGCCTGAGCCGGTGAAAGAGCCTGAAAAGGTTCAGATGAAGATCAACCCCACCGCAGTAGCAGAAGTCCAGCCAAAACCCCGCAGAGAGCACAAGCGTTATGAGCCGCCTAAAGGGGTAATCCCTGAGGCAATTCGTAGCGCCGTTCTGGCAATGGACTCCACCCCGTACGGTGAAATTAACGACGCCTACGCGATGGGTTATGCCTGGGGGAATATGGACAGCTTCCCCGGCTATCCCTATCTGGCAATGATGGCGCAGAAGCCTGAATATCGGAAAATGGTTGGCATCATCGCAGAGAAGATGACAGCGAAGTGGATCAAGCTGAAGACGGTGGGCGATGATGACAAGTCAGACCGGATTAAGCAGCTTTACGACGCGCTTGAGCGCTTCCACGTTCAGGATAAGTTCCGGGAGGCCGCAGAGCATGATGGTTACTTCGGCGGCGGGCAGATTTATATCGACGTACTGTCACCGAAAAACGTATCAGCCTGGACGGATGATAACGAGCTTCAGAGCAAGCTGTTCATCAGCGACAAGAAAATCCCCAAAGGGAGCCTGAAGGGGTTTCAGGTGATTGAGCCGGTGTGGACTTACCCCGGCGTCTACAACGCACAGAATCCGCTAAGCCCTGACTTCTACAAGCCCACCGAGTGGTTTGTCATGGGTAAGACGGTACACGCCAGCCGCATGATTGATTTCGTGTCGCGCCAGGTGCCGGACCTGCTGAAAGCAAGCTACAACTTCCGCGGCTTGTCTCTGACACAGATAGCAGAGGCTTACGTAAATAACTGGCTGCGTACGCGTGACAGCGTAAGCGACATGATCCACTCGTTCAGTATCCCGGTAATCGGAACTAACATGTCCACCACCTTATCAGGCGGGCCTGTTGACCCGGTTCTCTACCGACTTGAATTATTCAACCGTTGTCGCGACAACCGTGGCGCATTTGCCAAGGATAACACTGGAGATACTCCAGAAACTGTTGAGTTCGTTAACGCTCCACTGAGCGGTCTGGATACGCTTCAGGCGCAGGCGCAGGAGCAAATGGCCTCAGTATCCGGAATACCATTGGTGTTTCTCCTTGGCATAACGCCTAACGGGCTAAACGCCTCATCAGACGGCGAAATACGCGTTTTTTACGACTATATCCACTCGCTACAGCAGTCGATATTTAAAACGCCTCTCAAGCGCGTTCTGGACGTTATTCAGCTTTCTGAGTTTGGCGACATCGACCCGGATATCACCTTTGAATTCGAGCCTCTTTACGAGATGAGCGCGAAAGAGAAAGCGGAGATTCGCAAAATCGATGCTGACACTGACGCGGTTTATATCGCTGCTGGCGCTCTGTCTGCCAATGAAGTTCGCGAGAAGATAGCCGACGACCCGGACAGCCCTTATCACTCACTGGATTTAAGCGATGAAATCGAAATCGACCTCGAAGAAGACGAAGAAATCGACCCAGACGATAAGGCCGGTGAGACCTAACGCAGGCGTTGAAGCGTGGTATCGAAAGGAACTGGATAAGCTGGTCAGGGAGATGCAGAAATCCATGGTGTACTGGCTGGCCGCTAACTATAAAGCGAGCGGCGCAGCGGTTGCCATGGATGCATCCCCGGCTGTGTTTATGCGTGAGGCGATGAGGAAGTTAGCCCGCCGATGGCAAAAGCGGTTTGATGATATTGCCGCGAAACTGGCCCGGCGCTTCACCAGTGACGCCATGAAAAACTCAGACGTGTCGCTCTATAACGCGCTGGAGTCAGCCGGATTAACGGTTGAGTTCAAAATGACGCCAGCCATGAATAACGCACTTCAGGCAACCATCACCGAAAACGTCAACCTGATTAAAAGCATCCCCGAGCAATACCTGACGCAGGTGGAGGGCCTGGTGATGCGCTCCGTGTCTCGCGGTCGTGACCTGGCATATCTCACTGATGAACTGGAAAAGCGCTACGGCATCACCCGCCGCCGCGCCGCTCTCATCGCCAGAGACCAGAACAACAAAGCGACGTCTGTCATGCAGAAAGCAAGGCAGCAATCGTTAGGCATCACCAAAGGCATCTGGCGGCACTCCCACGCAGGTAAAGAGCCTCGCCCGTCCCATGTTAAGGCAGACGGGAAAGAGTTCGACCTGAGCAAGGGGATGTATCTGGATGGCAAGTGGACTCTTCCAGGAGAAGAGATAAACTGTCGGTGTACATGGTCGCCGGTGATTCCGGGTCTGTCATAATAATTGCGGGGGTTGAATTTGAATCGGGAAGATGCCAAGAAGGCCGCATTAGAGGCTTTGGCTGAATACAAAGAGAAAAAATTATTCAGCCGTGAGAAAGTGCAAAAAATCTACGATGCAGTGGGGCTGGACATTAAACTTGATCCCTTTGACAAGGCAGAGCAGGCGATACTTGCTCTGTTGCTGCATCTCCACTTCATCTACGAATAAAAACCCACTATCAAGGTCGCTCAGGCGGCCTTTTTTATTGCCTTAAATCCGAGAAAATAAATGACTATCGAACGGTTAGCGTTTGACCGCGCATCCGTGCGCTCATTCGATAAGGTCGGTCGTCTTCAGGTAGCTATCAGCAATATCAGTAAAGCGAATGTCTGCCCCTACTACGGGCGTGAAATTCCGAACGCTGAAGCGCTGGGTCTGGAGCCTGACAAGATATACCGGCTCTGGCGCCACCCTGAAGAACTGAAGAAAGCCGCACCGACATTCAACAACATTCCACTTCTCTGTATTCACACCCCTGATTTCCCCGGCGACCCGCCCCGCGAATACCGCGTAGGGGTAACGCACTCAAGCGCAGCATTTGACGGCACTTATCTCACTAACGGTCTTTCCGTGTGGGACAACTCCGCCATTGCCGGGATTGAGACAGAGGAGCAAGAAGAACTGTCATCGTCGTATCAGTACGTCGCTGACATGACACCCGGCACGACACCGGACGGCGAGGAATATGACGGCGTCATGCGTGACATCGTCGGAAACCACGTTGCCCTGGTCGAAACAGGCCGCGCAGGTAGCGACGTACTGGTCGCTGATTCACTCCCACTGGAGCTTAAATACATGAAGTTAGACCGCAAAGGCGTTGCCATCCGTGCCGCGCTGGGAGCGTATCTGAAGCCGCGTCTGGCTCAGGATGCAGCACCCAAAGAACTGACCGCCATCCTGAACGCAAACAAATCGCCGAACGCGATCGCACAGGCCGTGGCGAAACTCTGCAAATCCCGTCTTGCTGCTGACATGGAGATTGAACCGGAAGAGCTGGTTGAAATCATCGAAGCATCCGAGCAGACCGTAGAACCGGAAGAAGAAGTGAAGGTGACCGGCGACGGAGACAACGAAGCAATTATCTCTTTGCTGCGTGAAGCTGGCGTGTCTGAAGAAGTGATCGCCAAAATCGCCGCGTCTCTGGCACCTGCTGCAATGGACGAAGGCAAAGACGACGATAAAGACGACAAAAAAGAGAAAGACAAAGTGGATAAACCTGCAATGGACGCCGCTATCCGTCTGGCCGCTGATGCCGCGACCAAAAAAGCCGCTGAAAACTTCCGCGCCGTTCGCGAAGCCGAGCAGGCCGTGCGACCGCTGATTGGCGACGTGGTAGCGATGGACTCCGCTGAAGACGTTTATCGTACCGCGCTGGAACAGTCAGGCGTGGACATCACCGGCGTACACCCGTCTGCGTTCCCGTCACTGGTCAAAATGGCGATCAGCCAGAAAGAAAACTCACGTCCTGCCCCTCTGGCTCAGGATTCCGCATCCATCAGCGACTTCGAGAAGGCTTTCCCGACCGCTGGCAAACTGAAACGAGGGTTCTAAGATGCCTTTTCAGAGTGTAATCAATCAATACCCGGCTCCCGGCGTCGAAGGTGGCTTTGCAAGCACTAACCCTCACGCAACGTATGCGGCTGGCGAGGCTGCTCTTGTGGCTGGAGACGGCGGCGTAACCATTGGACGTTTCGCATGGGCCGTTAACGGTGTGGCAACTAACACCGGCACAGGCGTTCCGGCTGGCTTCGTTCATCGTGACGGTCAGGCAGTAATCACCGACTGGCTGGGCGCAGCATCAAACGTTATCCAGAAAGGCCGCGAAACCACGCTGATGGTTGCTGGCGACTTCTGGGCGCGTACCGCTACCGCTGCAACTCGCGGTCAGAAAATCTTCGCTGTCCTGGCTGACGGCACCGTTAAAACCGGCGCGGCTGGCGCAACCATTTCTGGCGCGATTGAGACGCCTTTCTATGCTGCTAGCGCCTGCGACGCTAATGAGCTTGTCAAAATCAGCACCTGGAGCAAGTAATGAACGAATTTCAGAAACACTACGCCGCGGCGAGCGGTAAATACGGCATTATTTTGCCTGGTGCGAAGGACTACCTGAAGCCGGAGTTTGCAGAAAACTTCGCGCTGGCGATGGATGCCCAACCCACCATGGTTACCACTGGTAGCTCCGGCGTGCCAGCATTCTTCACCAACTACGTTGACCCTGAGCTGATCCGCATTCTGGTTACCCCGATGAAAGCAGCTGAAATCATCGGCGAAGTGAAAAAGGGCGACTGGACAACGCTTACCGCTCAGTTCCCGGTTGTGGAATCTGCCGGTGAAGTTAGCTCTTACGGCGACTACAACAACAACGGCATGACCGCCGCGAACGTTAACTGGGTGCCTCGCCAGTCATACCACTACCAGACCCACACTCGCTGGGGTGAGCGTGAGCTGGAAATGTACGGCGCGGCGCGTATCGGTTATGCCGCTGAGCTGAATGTAGCTTCTGCACTGGTGCTGAACAAGTTCCAGAACAAATCCTACTTCTACGGCATTCAGGGTTTGCAGAACTACGGTCTGCTTAACGATCCGTCTCTGCCGGCATCCATCTCGCCTAACGCAACCGGCACCGGCAGCGCACTGACATGGAACACCAAAGACGGTCAGGCAGTTTATGACGATATTGCCAAGCTGTACGGCCAGTTAGTTGCCCAGACTAAAGGTCTGATTGAGCGTGACGCGCCGATGACTCTGGCTATGTCGCCTACTGCTGAAGTGAACCTGACCAAAACGAACATGTACAACGTGAACGTTACGGATCAGCTGAAGAAAAACTTCCCGAACCTGAAAATTGAAACCGCTGTTGAGTACTCAACTCAAGCCGGTGAAATGGTTCAGTTGATCGCCGATCGCCTGGGCGAGCAGGACACCGCCTACGCCGCATTCACCGAAAAAATGCGTGCGCATGCCGTGGTGACTGAAGAGTCATCCTGGAAGCAGAAAAAATCCGGTGGCACCTGGGGTGCAATCATCCGTCAACCGCTGGCAATTGCCACAATGCTGGGAGTGTAAGTCATGGCTGAGACAGTAACTGTAGGCTGCAAACTGCCTAACGGCATTGTGCTGGAGGTAGATGGTTACAGCGTCGTCCTGAACGGCGCTAACGCCTCAAACGTCATCGGTGGCTACGGCCTGACTGAGAACGTCGACAAAGACGCTTTCGATAAGTGGATGAAGGTTCACGCAGATCAGGCATATGTGAAAAACGAGCTTGTATTCGCGCAGGCCAAAACTAACAGCGCCGAATCCAAAGCGAAAGAAAATGCCGATCGCCGTTCTGGGCTGGAAGGTTTGCCGCAGGACAAGCCGATGCCTGGTATCGAGGCGGACAAAGAAGCCATGAAGGCTAAATAGGGGTAAATCATGGCGATCGTTGTCTTTGACATAAGCGCGTTCAGGGCGCGTTATCCCGAGTTCGCCTCGGTGAGTGATGACCTGTTGAATGCCTACTTTGCAGAGGCAACGGTCTACCTGAATAACACCGATTGCAGCCCGGTAAGCGACGTTGCTGTCCGGGCTGTTTATCTCAATATGCTGGTTGCTCATATCGCCGCGATGAATTCTGGCGTCGGCGGTCAGGCACCTTCCGGGTTGGTTGGGCGCGTAGCGAGCGCCTCAGAAGGGTCAGTCTCTGTATCCCTCGCTGACGTCCCGCAAAGCCAGGCTTCATGGTGGTATCTGCAAACACCTTACGGCGCTGCTTACTGGCAGGCCACGGCCGCTTACAGGACCGTTCGCTACGTGCCCGGCGCTTCACCTTCCAACTATCCCGGTCATTACTATCGCAGGGCCAACTGGCGGAGGTAGCTATGTCGTCATTCAGTGGTGGTGATGCGCTTGAGCGAAAGCTTGCTGAAATGGCGGAAAAACTGGGAGAGGGTAAGGTTTTGCGGGTTGGATTCCTTGAGAGTGCAACCTATCCGGACGGTCAGCAGGTGGCGATGGTCGCCGCAGCTAACGAGTTCGGAAACCCCGCCAATAACCAGCCGCCCCGTCCTTTCTTCAGAAACATGATTGCCGACAACAAAGATAACTGGCCTGACGACATTGGCCGGATTGCGCAGGCTACTGGCTTTGATGGTGAGCAGACCCTTGGCCTTATGGGCGAGCACATCAAAGCACAGTTGCAGCAGTCGATCAGGGAGTTAATGGAGCCGCCTCTGTCACCAGTGACTATCGAGAGGAAAGGCTTTGATAAGCCCCTGATTGACACCGGTCACATGCTTAACAGCGTCGATTACGATATCAGGGAAGGTGAAGAATGAATCTGAGAGGCATTGCAAACGGGCTAACCAGCAGGATTAACCCGAACGTTGCTGGCATTTTTCAGGTCAACACCGGATTCACAACTTTACCAGGCGGAAAGCGCGTACCGTCCTACAACAATGTTGATGTGTCTGTTCAGTTTCAGGAACTGTCATCCACTGACCTGAAGCAAATCGATGCGGTTAACATTCAGGGAATTTTGCGATCAGCTTATCTGAACGGGAATTTCAATGGTGTGAACCGGCCCGAGCAGAAAGGTGGCGACATTCTCCAGGTAGGTAGCGATAAATGGCTGGTCGTGAAAGTGCCGGAGTTGTGGCCGGAATGGTGTCGGGTAATTGTTAATCTCCAGAGGTCACCATGAGCGCCACTATCGACATCAAAGAGATTGACCTGTTAATACCGCTTCAGGCGTTTCTGATGGATATCACAGGCCTGACGATAGACAACGTACTGGACGGGCAGCAGAACCTTACGCCAATGCCGCTGGGTGACTTTATTATCATGACACCCATGAGGCAGATCGGTCTTTCAACCAACCGCGTGAGATACGCTGATAACGGCATCTATGGCGAAGGTGTTCAGCAAACCAGCCGTAGTACACAGTGGCCATGTCAGATTGACTGCTACGGAGAAAGCGCGGCGGATAACGCTGCAATTATCGGTACGCTGATCCGCTCCGAATATGCCTGTGAATGGTTCAGGCAAAACGGCAACACATTAATTCCTCTCTACTGCTCCGACCCGCATCAGACAACGATGATTAACGGCGAGCAACAATACGAAAGCCGCTGGACGATGGATTTTATCGGGCAATACAACCCGAGCGTTTCCACGCGTCAGGATTTCTTTGACAGCATCACAGTTGGCGTTATTGCCGCAGATTTAAAATACCCACCGGAGAGCCCTTAAATGGCAATTTCCTTACGTGAAGACGTACAAATCAACCCCGGAGTACTGCCAGCGGGCGGTAGCGCGGTTGACTTAAATGGACTCATTCTCACAGACAGTCAGTATGCGCCGGTGGGTAGTGTTCCATCGTTTGCGAACAAAGAAGACGTTGGTCGTTATTTCGGCTTTACTTCGACCGAATACGGCATGGCCGCCATCTATTTCAATGGCTATGACGGCTCCACTAAAAAGCCTGGTTCACTGCTGTTTGCGCAGTTCAATGAAGCCGCTGTATCAGCATGGTTGCGATCTGGTTCGCTGTCAGACATGACGCTTGATCAGTTAAAACTCATCAGCGGAACGCTGATCCTCACCGTAGACGGCACCGTTAAAACCTCATCCAACATCGTTCTTACCTCGGTTACCAGTTTTGCGCAGGCGGCGACAGTTATCAAAACAGCGATTGGCTCCGGTGTTGACGTGGTTTATGACACTGTTCAGAAAGCATTCATCATCAAATCAAGCACCACCGGCGCGGCAAGCACCATTACCTACGCAACCGGCACGGCGGCAACTGCGCTGCGGTTTACTGCGTCTACCGGGGCCATCATCTCTCAGGGAGCAGATATTGCTAATGTCCCTTCCCTGATGGTGTCTGTGCTGGATAAAACACAGAACTGGGCGCTGTTCACCACCTCGTTTGAGTGCGATGAAGCGCAGCACCTGGCGTTTTCCTCCTGGGTAAACAGTGAAAACTACCGGTTTGGGTATGTTGCTCATTACGATGAGGCTGACGCTAAAGTTCAGGGTAGTACGTCTACTCTGACCTACAAGCTCATCGAGACGTACAACTACCAGAATGTGCTGCCGGTTTACGGCGATCAGACATATGCGGCTTCTGCGCTTGGTTATGCCGCCAGCCTCGACTTTGACCGTCAGGAAGGGCGTGTTCCGTTCAAATACCGTGAACAATCCGGACTTGTTGCAAACGTCACATCCAGTGCCGATTGCACTGCACTGAAATCCAATGGGTACAACTTCTACGGCGCGTACACCGCCAACGATTTTGATACTCAGTACTGGGCTGAAGGCGCTATCACCGGCGATTTCAAATGGTTTGATAGCTTCTGCTTCCAGATCTGGCTTAACGCTAATCTGGCTCAGGACGCGATCATCACTCTTCAGTCCAATCGCTCTATTCCGTATAACGCCCGCGGCAAAGCCATCATCGAGGCCGGATTTGCTGACACGCTGGCTCAGGGGCTGCTTTTCGGCGGTATTCGCACTGGCGTAACGCTTTCCGGCAACCAGAAGTCAGAAATCACCAACGCAGTTGGCGCTGATGTATCCGCATCTTTGCTGGCGAAGGGTTATTACCTGTACATCTCAGATCCAACTCCGCAGCAACGCTCAGACCGCAGTAGCCCGAATATGACTCTGTGGTATTGCGATGGCGGTTGCGTCCAGAAAATCACTCTTGCAAGTATCGAGGTGCAATAAATGGCGGGAAATACAATTACCAGTGCTGACGCTATTTTTGCTCTCACTGTTACCAACCTGTACCCCAGCGCACAGACGCTGGAGGGATACGCAGCGGATGCCATGTTTGCTTTTGGAGACACTGAAACCGCCGTTTCTGTACGTGGTGCAGACGGCAAACTTTCAGCCGGCTTTGTGTTTGGCGAATACCTCCAGACGATCACGCTGATGCCTGACAGCCCGAGTTGGCCCATCTTCGAAACGTGGGTGCTTACATCTGTCACTTCAAAGGCTGTTTTCCGCTGCAATGCCACAGTAATTCTTCCCGCAACTGGCAAGAAATACACTCTTACTAACGGAGTGTTGCAACGGGTAAAAGCCATGCCAGATGCGCAAAGAACGCTACAGGCCGGAACCTTCCAGATTAACTGGGAAAACGTAACCCCTGAAGACTACCAGGCATAAGGCATATCATGGCACGTAAAGAAATTGACTATACAGTAGACGGCGATAACCGCGACACTGGCAAGCTGTTCCGCATTACTGAAATGCCATCCACAGAGGGTGAGTGGTGGGCTATCCGTGCAGGTCTGGCGATGGCTAAAAATGGCGTTGAAGTACCGGATAACATAGCTGATATGGGTATGCACGAGATGGCGCGTATCGGTTTTGGCATGCTGGCAAAAGTCGACCCGATTGATGCAAAGCCGCTTCTGGATGAGCTGATGAAGTGCGTCAAAATCATCCCCGATCCGTCAAACCGCAACATTGTGCGCTCTCTCGTCGACAGCGATATCGAAGAGGTATCCACCCGCCTGAAACTTCGCGCAGAGGTGTTCAAGCTACACGTGGGTTTTTCTCAGGCCGCCGCCAGTTAGACATTCCCCCGGTCATGACCGATACCGTTCATGGCCTGGCTGATTATGTCAACGTCCCCAAAACCATAGCGACTGTGCTCAGTTCGGGCATGGCAACACTGACAGAACTGAGCACAACGCTGGGTACTGAGGATTTGTGGTGGCTGCTCGAAATATCCACAGTGGACAGTTACAACAAAATGGTCATCAACAGAGCAAATGAGGCCAGTTAATGGCAGGAACGATTATCGACGCGCTGGTCGTCACGCTGGGCCTTGATACTTCTGATTTTCGCCGTGGTCAGCGCGAGACATCAGAAGGGCTGGATGACACCAGGAAGAAAGCTGATTCAACGGCCAAGGATATGGAGGCCTACGGCAAGAAAGCCTCCTCATTCTTTACCAGTATCGGCAAAAGCATGCTGGCGTTGGCCGGGATTGCTTTGAGCGCTAACGGCGTTAAAAACTTCATCACTGAAACCACTAAATCTCTGGTTGAGATGGGTGTTCAGGCTGAGGCGATTGATACCAATGCCCGGGCGCTTGATGGCTGGGCAAAATCCGCTGATGCAATGGGTTCATCTGCTGGCTCGATGATGAACAACTTGCAGAAATTCCAGAACTCATTGTCTCAGTTCCGGGCTGGCTTTGGTTCGGATGAAACATTGCAGACGCTTTATAAATTCTCAGCGGATACAGGTACTAAATTTGATGTAGATAATGCCAATGCTACAGATGTTATGAAGTATCTGGGCGATAACTGGAACAAGCTGACAAAAGACCGGCAGCGCTACTACCAGCAGCAGTTAGGTTTTGATAATGCAACCGGGCAGGGGCTTTCCAGTGGAGAGCTACAAAAGCTTCAGAAGGAACTTGAGGCAACATCCAAACAATCTGACGCAATGACAGATCGAGGGCGCAGGTTAACTATCGAGTTCGTCCGGCTCCGGCAGTCGTGGGAAGGGGCTTCCCTTACCCTTTATGAAAAATTACTACCGGCAGTATGGAAGATACTTGGTGTACTGGATGACCTTTCGAAGTGGGTAGATCAGCACGGACCTGAGATTGATGCTTCATTTAAGGAGTTGGATGAGACATTTTCAATTCTTTGGCTGGATGTTAAGGATGTAGGGGCTGCTATTGGCGATTTACTGAGTATCGATACTGAAAATTGGTCATTATCAGAAGATATTCGAGATCTTAATAAAAACCTCAATGACGCCAGGACTACCGTAGAACTGATAATTGATGCCTTTAAGAGCCTTTTTAACCTTGATTTTTCTGCCTTTGGTGAAAAAGTAAAAACGCTCTTTAACATGAGCGACAAGAAGGATGATGCTCTCCCTGCGGTAACAAACAGTGCTAATGCAGCTGCTGAATGGTTCAAGGAGCAATTTGGATGGGACCCAAGAGATTTTGGGAAAATGATGCCATGGAACGATGACGAGCCAGAGCAGCGCGGGCAATCTACAAAATCAGGCCCCTCATCAGGGGCTACACTGGCCGACCGCAATAACAATCCAGGAAACATTCGCCCAGTTGGTGGTAATGGATTCAGGTTCTTTGAAACAGCCCTGCATGGCTGGGAGGCGATGAAGAACCAGTTGCTTCGTTATTTCGATGGCAAGACAACGGGGACCAAACTACAGACGATATGGGACATAGTTAAGACATGGGCACCAAAAGGGGACGGAGATAATGACCCCGAGAAATACGCCAAGGATGTAGCCAAGTGGATGGGTATAAATACAGATACAAAACTGGATCTTCGCGATTCCGGAACAATGGCAAAGCTAATGCAAGCCATGGCCAGAAAAGAGGGTTACTCACAGTGGAATAGTCCTCTGGCGCATCAAGCAGCCGGGAATGATATAAGAAACAGCTCTCTTGAGAAAGGTGCCAAATATATGCGCCAGTTGCTGGACCGTTATGGTGGGGATCTGCAGAAGGCCCTGACAGCCTATAACTGGGACATGGGTAACCTTGAGCGTAAGGGCATGGAGAATGCTCCGGCTGAGGCGCGTAACTATGCTCCTCAGATTATGGCGAGGATGAATGCGGAACAGCGCTATTCGCCGCAAATTCAACCTCAGACAGGTTCCTCCGCACCGAATATCACATTCCAAAACACCACCATAAAAACTGACGCCAAATCCATGCAGGAACTGGCTAAAGACGTGGCGCGTAAAGGCATGGCGCAAAGCAGCCTGACGCAATCATTCCTGACCGGGCAGAACAGCTAATGTTTGATTTAAACGAAACAACGCTACTCAGCGCGATAAATGGCGGGGGGTTATTCTCCGTCATTAACAGCGTGCTCTATCCCGGTTACGGGATTTATTACGCAGACGGGACCGGGAAAGCGCTAAACCCCACATCGTTTATCGGTGTGGAGTACGGCGCCGACGCGACTGTAGTCACCGCACCGATAGAGGGCGGCTCATACACCTCATATAACAAGGTGAAAAGACCGGCCTTCATCAGGGTTATTTTCACCCTGGAAGGGTTATCAGGCTTTACAGGCGCTCTACCAAACATCACTAATTTTTCACTTTCCAGCCGGACGGGGATGCTATCTGCGCTGGATGAAATGGTTGCTAACACTCGGCTGTATGACATTGAGACGCCTGATACCACTTATGAGAAGTACGATCTGGTCAGGTATAACTACAAGACTTCTGACCGTGATGTAACACTCCTGACAGTGGAGGCCATATTTCAGGCAGTGCTTGAGGAAGCAGAGGTTACGCTGAGTAGCACGACCGCTGATTCCAAAACAACAAATAACGCCGTCAGCAAATCCAACACCTCAGTTAATACCCCTGCATTAACGAGCAGCGCAACTTCGGCAACTCAGAATGATGTTGGCAGCGCCTTATCTGGACTGAAAAAAACAGTTTCAAGCGCTTATTCCGATATCGCAACCAAAGTCACAACCTCTATTTCAGATGTCGCAAAGCCAGCAACAACGGCAATCAGCGGCGCGGCCACATCTGCAATCAATGGCCTGTCTCAGTCAGTCACGGAACTGGTTAAGGTGATCACCTGATGGAAATTATCAGCGTTCAGCCGGTAAAAGGCCAAAAAATTAACGTGAGTCTTGACGCCCAGCGCGTGACGTTGCGTATCAGTCAGCGATCAACTGGCCTGTATATGGATGTTGCGCTCAACGATGAATGGATAGCTCAGGGTGTGCTTTGCCTGAATGGCAACAAGATTGTCCGTTACCCATATCTTGGGTTCAAAGGTGAGATTTTCTTCTGCGATACAAAGGGTAGTGACGACCCCTTTTATTCTGAGCTTGGCGACAGATTTAAGTTGTATTACGCCACGGAACAAGAAATGAGTGCCGCACTATGACCTATAAAAAGCGTAATCTTAAGTTTGAGTTTTCGCTTACAGATCAGGTTTTCGACGGTTCGCAGGGACCAGGTAATAACAATGTTTTGACCATCGAAAACGCAAGGGCTGTGGTTGAATACAACGGATATGGAGGTTCTGCATTAACCACCCTGACTGCGAGCCTGTACGGTTTAAATCTCAGCAACATGGCAAAACTAAGCTATGCCGGGAATCAGCGAGGAAAGACCAAAAACAACTGGATGAAAGTTTGGGCCCAGGATGAGTTAATTTTCATGGGAACGATCACCTTCGCCACTACTGACTTTAACGAAGCTCCTGACGCGCCGTTGTTGATTGAGGCGCATGCGCTGGGCGCGGAGCGGTCTCTCCCTGCCAAACCGTTTGCTGTAGATGGCGACGTTGATGTTATTGATGCAATACGGGCTATAGCCAACCCTCTCGGTATTATGGTCTCAGTACTTGAGGATGTTAAGTTTCCTCTCAGTAATCCTTATGTTGTGGGAGACCCGGTAAGCCAGATCATCCAGCTTGCGCAAATGGCCCACCTGAATATTGACTGTAGCACTCAGGTAATCCGTATCTGGACACAGCAAGGTTCATGGGATGATGTGGTTCCATTCGTATCGAAAGAGAGCGGGTTAATTGGTTATCCTGTGTGGTCCCGAGACGGACTTTATTTAACCACTATGTTTTCATCAAACCTCATTGCGCCCCGCAAAATGAAGCTGGAAACGGAGCTTCCTGGCGCGTCTGGCATGTACACAATAAGCACCGTCAAACACATACTTTCCACATGGATTGAAGGTGGGCCATGGTTTTCATTTGTCGTTGCTTATCAAAATGCGGAGCAGTAAATGGCTGAAGGTCAGTTTTCATATAGCACGCAGCAGGTAAATTGCGAAGCGAACATAAACGAATATATTTTTAACCTACTCCTTTCACGGCATGCCTTTGTCCATCTTGTGATTGTTCAGAAAGTAAAAACACAAACAGGAAACCAGCCCCCTTTACTGGATGTATTGCCGCTGGTTACCGGGTTTGCAGCAGACGGATCACAGGTTGAGAACTCGACAGTGTTTAATGTACCGGCATGGCGACTTCAGAGAGGCGCAAGTGCGGTGATTATGGACCCTGTAGAAGGGGACATAGGGCTGTTGCTTTGCTGTGACAGGGACATAACAAAGGTAAAAAAAGAGAAAAAGGAAGCGCTTCCCGCCTCACGGCGAACACACAGCAGGGCAGATGGAATTTACCTTGGCGGTGTGCTTAATTCCGATCCTGTGCAGTACGTTAAGTTTGCCAGTGATGGCATCGATATTGTTTCACCACTTCTCGTTAGCGTTACTGCCCCCAATATTGAGTTGAACGGCAGTGCGAAAATCTCTTTGAATGCCCCCGTTATTGAGGCTAATGGGCAGTTAACGCAGGGTTCAGGAAGTTTTGCCGGAAACGCTACTTTTGGCGGAAATGTGACAGCAACAGGAGAAGTCACAGGGAATGGCGTCAATCTTTCCACACACGTTCACGGTGGGGTAGAATCAGGGAACAGCACAACTTCAATCCCGGAGTGACGGATGGATAAGAAAAAGGAAGGCTCGAGTATAAATTGGCGGTTAATAACGTTTATTGCTGTCATTGTTTTTGGGTATATTTTTCTGAAAGATGATGTTGAATCTCAGGGGAAAGCAAATCAAAACTCTCCGGAACAACAAGCAAAACCTTCCGCCAAAAGTTTAATGCCTCCACAAGAAATAAAATTTGTTGAGGCAATAGAGCAGTCGAGGAATTCCGCAGAATCAGCCAAGAATGACATGCAGGTCGGTGGCATAAAAGCAACCAGGGACAAGGAGTTATGCTCTATTGTTCCAGAAGATTTCATCATAGGGTGGGTTGGTACTGTAAAAACAGTTTCCTCAAATAGTGATGGGAAAGGGGTATTTTCGGTTGAAATTGCCAAGGATGTTGAAATCAAAACATGGAACAACGATCTTTCTGACACAATGTATGGGACGCTCTTTAGTCCCGACTCGGACATATTCTCTGTTGCTTCAAAATTAGACCAGGGTGATACCGTTAAGTTTTCAGGCTCGTTCTTCCGCGACCCTAACTCTTGCCTTGACGAAGGAAGTCTTACCCTTGACGGGAAGGTTCGCTCACCTGAATTCATATTCAAGTTCAGTAACCTTCAGAAGATATAATACTAACCCACCACCCTTGTAGTTTTGTATCCAGCCTCGGCAATCGCCGGGGTTTTTTTATGCCCAAAATACGGAATCCACTATGTCCACTATTGATATTCGACGCGCAGCGCAATACGCAACAGTAGCGGAGAACGCCGCGGCTCAGTGCGTCATTGTCGCCGACAACCTTCAGGACAATGTTGAAGGGCTGACAGAACAAGCCACCGCAGCAGCGCAGCAGGCACAGTCATCACAAAACGCCGCCAAGGCATCGGAGACAGCCGCGAAGTCCAGCGAGACCAGTGCGTCAGCTTCAGCATCTTCCGCAGCACAGAGCGCCGCAGAAGCCGCAAGTTCAGCCGCTTCCACTGGTTACGTCGCGCCGCCGTTCCCGGATGTATGGGCACCACTCAGTGACGATTTAAAAATGATTGCCGGGTATCCGGTTAACACGAAGATGATTTCATTCTCCCGCGCCTCGACCGCGACGTATATCGACAAATCAGGTGTGTTGCAGACAGCAGTAGTTAACGAGCCACGGTTTGAAAAAGAGGGGCTTCTGATAGAGGGACAGGCGACAAACTATTTCCTCTATTCAAATAATCCATCCAACTGGGTTGGAATAGACCCAACATTAAATAAAACATTTGGACCTATGGGCAGCACTCAGGCTCTAACCGGTTCATTTGTTGTTGGTGTTGCAAAATTTGGTGCTCAAATTCATCAAAGCGCTCCGTTAAATTTAACAGTGGGGCAAAGTATTACCATATCGTGTCGAGTAAAAGGCACCGTGGGCATGTTACGAATTCGTATAGCAAAAGCTGGTGCATTCTATACCGCTGCTGATGTAAATCTGGCAACAGGGCAGGTTTCTACCAATGCATCTTTCCCAATGCAAAGCCAGACATTATTGGAAAGCGATGGATTTTATAATGTTATTTCAACGCTGGATATCACTTCCGATGATATTTATGTTGCACAATTAAACCTACGGGAGAGCAGTTCGGATATTAACATGGCAGTTGGAGCTGGAATGGATTTACAGATGCCTCAAATAGAAATCGGCAAGATAAAAACGTCATTTATTATCACTGATTCTTCATCCGTGACTCGTGCCTCCGACATTGCGCAAATTGATACAGTTAATGGCGGCTTTGATAATGTAACAATAGCGTGCACAGTTACAAGACTATGGCAGTCAACATCCCCACCAAACACCGCTCCACGCATATTCAGCACACGTGGAAGCGTAGCTGGAAGCGCGTGGGATGCCGCTTTCAATACAGCAGGTGCGGTTAATAGTTTTGGAGGACAAACTAATGCGGGAGCTCTGGTGTCAGGGTTTGTTGATGGACAGGTTTTTACCAGTATTAAAACACCCGCAGGGTTAACGACGATGACCCCAGCAGGGAAAACTCCCGGAAGCCAGACAACATCGCCAGGGTTTGTGTCTCCGTTGTATCTGGGGAATACAAAAGAACTCAACAGGCCTCTTTTCGGCCATATCCGCAACCTGCGTATCTGGCACTCCGTATTATCTGACATCCAAATTAAGGGGCTGCGATGAAAGATATTTATCTGAGGTTCAGTGATGAAAAAGAGATGCGGAAGCAGTTACTGAAATCAGGATTTGAGGACGTCGAAGGAAACTATTATCACCCGGAAGTTCTTGTAGATATTGTTGGTGTCGTGCAGGTGCCAGTTAACCCGGGTGAGCCGGAAACGGAATACACTCCTTTAGACGGTTACCACGTCAATCTGCGTGTCATCAATGATGATCTGAAACTCAAATTCCTGAAGAAATATACCGTCACCCCTCAGTCACCATCACGTATATGGGCGGGCTGATATGATCACAAAATCTTTCCAGCTTGAAACCGACTCATGGGATATCAGCCTCGATAGTTTTGGCAATATGGCAATAACAGACAATCCCTACGCCGTGGCTCAGGACGTTGCCTGCGCCTGCCTGACGTTCCTCGGAGAGTCATGGTACGACACCTCACTTGGCATCCCTTATTACCAGCGTATTTTGGGCCACTGGCCTGGCACGCAGCTTATTAATACCAAGATGCAAACTGAGGCTTTAAAACTCCCCTACGTTCAGTCAGCAGCCTGCACAGTGGCTATCGGGAAAGGCGATCGGAAATGCTCCGGCGTCATGACCATCACAGACACAAATAACATCTCCAGCACAATCCAATTCTGAGGCCACACATGGCGACAGTAATCGCAACAACAGCAGTTCCCGCTGCTGAGTTTTCGGACATCGGTCTCTCGGTGCCGGATGAGATTGATATCCTCGACGGGCGACTGGTAGACCTGGATAAATCCTTCGGTGGTGGGATGAGTAAAAGCCTCACGTCACCGCAGGGCCAGATGGCGCAAAGTGACGCGGCAATCATCGCAGACAAAAACGACCAGCTTCTTTATATCGCAAACAACATCAACCCTGACTACGCATCCGGGAGATTTCAGGACGCCATCGCTCGTATTTATTTTATTGACCGCATAGCGGCAACAGGGACGACTGTAACTGCGACTGTTACCGGGCTTGTGGGAACCCCCATCCCCGCTGGCAGTACTGCACAGGATGAAGCGGGTTATATCTATTCTTCAATCACTGATGCTGCAATACCCTCAACAGGGACGATTGATATCGTCTTTCAGAACCTGACCAGCGGAGCCATACCGTGCCCGGTAGGTGCTCTAAACCGAATCTATCGCGGTATATCCGGATGGTCAGGGATTACGAATGCTGCGGCTGGTTCGGCAGGTAACGATGTAGAGACCCGGGCTAATTTTGAATACCGGCGCAAACAATCTGTCGCCCTGAACGCGAAAGGAACTCCGGAGTCGATTTACGCCGCAGTACTGGACGTTGACGGTGTGACTGATGCTTATGTCTGGTCAAATCACTCTGGTGTCACTGTGAATATCGGTGCAACAGGTTACCCGGTTCCGGCGCACAGCGTCTACGTGGCTGCATATGGTGGTAACGCGGCTGATATTGCGAACGCAATTTATATTAAAAACCACGTTAGTTGCGGCATGGTAGGTAATACATCCGTTGTCGTGACTGATACAACACAGGGAACGAACAACCCGCCGCAATATACGATCACCTGGAATACCCCGACGCCTTCAAGAACGTATTTTAAAGTTGAAATTGCGAATAACGCATCACTGCCATCAAATATCGGCGACCTGGTAAAAGAACAGGTTATTAAAGCTTTTAATGGTGAGAGTGATTTGGTTCCGAAAGCCCGCATCGGCTCGAAACTTTTCGCCGGTGGTTATTACTCTGTTGTGAATAAGATTGACCCTTCCGTGGTTAACGTATTGTCTCTCACGGTCAGTAAAAACGGGACGACATTTACATCATCGGTCGAATATGGCGTTGACCAGATCCCCACTCTCGATGCTAACGATATTACGGTAACCCTCGTATGAGAAATGTGAAGGACACAATCCTCACACAATACGCAGACAGCCCGAAACTTAGAAGCCTGATAGAAACCTTTAATAACGCACTTGACCTTGATGAATTCACTGAAGAGTTCATTACGTCTGTGTGGGATATATCGACGGCTGATACTTACGGGCTGGACGTGTGGGGGAAGATAGTTGGCGTTTCGCGATTGCTGAAAGTTGAGCAGTCTTCCACATATTTTGGCTTTGATGAGGCATTAACTTCCGCTGCAAATAATTCACCCAAGCCATTTAATGAAGCACCTTTTTATAACGGACCACTTCAGTCACAGACATACCGGCTGAGTAATGATGCATACCGTATTTTGATAATGGCAAAAGCCATGTCGAATATTACCGACTGCTCAATACCTAATATTAACCGCCTGCTTAATTACCTGTTTGGAACTAAAGGACAGGTATTCGTCGCAATTACCGGAGTCATGTCGATTCGATATGTCTTTCTCTTTGATTTAAGTGACGTGGAACGGGCAATAGTTCTCAATTCTAATGCAATCACAAAACCAGCAGGCGTGTCAGTTGGCCTGATGATAGTTGACCCACAAACCACCTTCGGGTTTGCCGAAGCAGGCCTTCAACCGTTTGAACAGGGAATTTTCTTCCCGGACACAGGAATACAAAATGCAAATTAGCAATTTACCTAAATTGTTACCGGTTCCCTTTGCTAACAGTGGCTCCAAGCAAGATATCCCCGTAGCTTCCCAGATAGGGGTAGAAGGAGGCCGCGCATCATATACAGATGGATTCCCGCCGTTAACCAGAACACCACTTGCCGCAGGTGGCATCCCGCCTTTCGGGACGGATTTTAATGGTGTCCTGAATGACATCACATCTGCCATCCGCTGGTCTCAGGCGGGCGGCGGATATGGTTATGACTCCACATTTTCATCCAGCGTGAGCGGTTATCCGATCGGGGCAAAATTATTAAAATCCACCGGTGACGGCTACTGGTTAAATACGGTTGATGGCAACACAAACAACCCCGAAACATCCGCCGCTACGCCACTTACCGGTTGGGTGCCAGCTGATTCTTACGGCGATACCAGCGTTACAGGTTTAGGCTCATCCAGTGTGACACTGTCAACGCTACAGGCGTCACGTGACCGCATTGTGTTAACCGGCACGCTGACAGCAAACATCAATGTAATTGTGCCAGCCTGGCGGAAATCGTGGACTGTCGTCAATAACTGTACTGGCTCGTTTTCCGTAACGTTCAAAACAACTTCCGGGACGGGAGTGGTAATTCCATCATCCTCGCAGGCGTCAGTTGTAGGTGACGGTACAAATATAGTCACCAGCGCACTTATGACTTCCAACAATCTTTATGAAATATCAGTGGCTGGTCCGGATGCTGTAAATTCTGCACTTGGCCATCTTGGCATCTCCGTCCGGGGTATTAAGACATTCACATCAAGCAGTTCTTTTACCGTGCCTGATGGTGTCACTACGCTCTACCTTTCCGGATGTGCCGGTGGCGGTGGTGGCGGTGGCGGTGGCGGCAACCCTACAACAGGATCATCTGGTGGCGGTGGCGGTGGCGGCGGTGCTGGCAATATCGCAATCAACCAGAGTGTTACTGTTGTTCCTGGTCAAACTTACACGGTCACCATAGGCGCAAGAGGCAATGGTGGTGCAAACAGTGGCTCATCCGGTTCTGACGGTAAAAACGGCACGGCTGGCGGCACGACATCGTTTGGAAGTTTACTGACACTGTCTGGTGGTGGCGCTGGTCTGGGTGGCGTGTCAGGTGGCAACCCATCTCCGGGTGGCGGGTTCGGCGGAGCGCCGGGTGGCAGTGATGGAGGTGACGGGAACTTTACGACAGCTGTGGCCACAGGAAATGGAGGAGTTGGTGCTTCAGGTCCGTTTGGCGTAAATGGTGGACGTGGTCGGTCTGGAACGCCAGGCCGGTCCGGATATGCTGCTACAGGTTATGGTACTGGCGGCGGTGGCGGTGGTGGTTCATATGGTTCCGGTGGTGGTATTGGTGCGGCTGGAGGAAATGGCTCTCCTGGAATACTGATTGTGAGGTGGTAATGAGCATTTGCGCGATTGTAAAAAATAACACCGTTATCGATATGGTTCTTTGGGATGGTGAGTCGGAGTGGTCGCCTGCGGATGGCGTTGCGGTTCCAACTGACGAATCTGTTGGTATTGGCTGGATTTTTCATGACGGAGTCTTTACCAATCCGGATACCCCGCAACCACCTGATGAATCATCGCTTTATGAGCGCGAGCTTGATTCTCTGAATGCGAAATTTGAAGGGGACAAATCGATTCTGGCTTCAGCTTATCTCAACGCAATTCTTTTTGATGGAGCAAACGAACAGCAAAAACGGGATGAGATTTACCAGAAATTGATAGCACTAAACGCAGCGTACGATCAACAAGTCGCTGACCTTGAAATTAAATACGGAGGTTAATATGAGTGATACCCCGGTATACACACCGCCTGAAATCTGCTCTCGTTGTGGTGGAGTGGGAACGGTGGGTGTGGTGACCAAAACCATCGGTGGAGTAGTTCGATACTATTTCAAATGCTCTGACTGCAACTATCTCCGGCCTGTACCAAAAACATCATAAATAACCTGCGGCATATTGATCTCGGTAGGCTTCAATTTATACTGTACAAACATACAGTATAAAAAAGGAGGTCATATGCCGCGCTTATCAGATATACGCCCAGCGTTCTACGCAGCACTACACATCAGTCCGAAAGGGAAACGCACCGTCACGACACAGGATTTTGTCGCTGAGCTGGCGAAACGCAAACACGACTGGTCACTGCATGAGGCCAACGTGTGGATCGAACGCCACATCGACACGTTCAAAGATATCTCTACTGAAGAGGGCGAGGAGCGGACCTTTATGCTCTACAACCCGAACCAGGGAGGGATGTGATATGGGCTTCCCGTCACCTGCAATGGATTTTATCCAGACCCGGCTCACTCCTGACATCGTCTGTGGCACGAACGCCAATACGATGATCATCGAAACGTCCGGCGGTTATGCGGTAGTGGAGAAGGGCGGCATTCCCGCAAAAGGCGATTACGTCCTGATTAACTGGCTGGGCCGGAACTATTTCGCGCGGCCAGCGGGTAAAGCGTTAATCACGGAAGATGGTGAGGCGATAGAAGGCGAAGCTCTTGATGATGTGGAGGTGATAGGCGTAGTGACGTGGCTGGTCAACCGGACGAGGGATGATGATGCGCCGGTGATGTGATCCCTAAGTGCGTGTGCCATCTTTGTGTCACGCACGTAAAATCACTATTCACTATCTTTCATCTTGTGCCATCAACAATAGCGGTGTGAATGCGGTTGTGGCCTTTAAAAACAGTTAGTTAAATGTGGTGCTACTAATTCGTAATGCGAAGGTCGTAGGTTCGACTCCTATTATCGGCACCACCTTTTGTAATAAAATCATCTGGTTACTTTTGCAGTGTTTTGCTTTTCTTAACACGAATGTGCATTTTTGCGCGTTGTAGGTGTGGCAAAATTGTGGCAGGTACAGTGAGTTTATTTGTGGCTTAGTGCCAGGGTATGCTAACTACATGCGTTACCTTGTAGCTCCCGCCTGTCTTGTCTTATAAGCAGTATTCATGTCTTGATGGCTTCGGGTTGCGGACATTATCACTCCAGTTCACCGCCTGCACGGTTACGCCTGTTCCTGAGCGCGCGGCGCGGGTACGCAAAGCCAAAGCCAGTATCGTGTCGCCCAAAAGACTCCATCGACAGTTCAATCCGGATTCCAAAAAAATAAACCGGTAGCCCCCCGCTACCGGTTTATTATTCCGGCTCACCCATTGCGCATCACTGCAATAAAGAAACAAGCCGTACTACTACAATTTTCTTACCGCAATATTTACGCGTCTACGTTAACTCGAGTGAATTCCCTTCAACGGCGTTGCCTTTTGAATGATGCCTTCCTCATTGTGCGACACCACCAGTTCTTTATGTCTCTGAAGTATTTCCCAGGTCTCCTCGTTTATGCCTAAACTTCCGGTAAGCTCTTGAGGCTGAATCATTTGGCTGGCCTTTCTGCGGTTTTTACGAAACCTCACGCGGTTGTACATAATCCACAGGGCCAGGCAAAACACATTAAGGATTGAGAAGTAAAAGTAAATTTTAATCCTGTAAATTGCGTCCTCACCCAGAGGATGCGTATTAATGAAATTAACGACGCCTGAATAAATCAAGGCCAAAAATAAAAACCAGACCAGCAACGTCAGTAAAAACTCAATGCCGCTGCGTAGCGGTCTGTTGCTATAAATAATGGGCGCTTTCAT